TAGGAACGTTGAGTGATTTGTATAGTTTCTTTTGGAAATACTTTACGTCTTCAAGTTCGCCAAGATTTTGTCCACCTGGGAGCGTAGAGATCTCAGTGCCTCGTCCACCTTCTCGTCTCGGTAACCAGAAGTCTTCGAGCATTGACATGAATTTCTTGTCATCTTTTATTTCTCCTGTGTTTGCATCGTATACAAGTTTGTTTCTGTAACGACCCATTACTTCACGTAAGTATTGTTCCGCTTTATTCTTAGGAAGGTTACCTACATCGATATAGAAAATTCTTCTTTCTGGTGCTCTTGATAATCTGTAGATAACAAGAGAGTCTTCAATCATTCTTAACTGATTGACTGCCTTAATTGCTTTATGCAAATGAGACAAGACCATATTCTTATTAAGATCTTGAATACCAGAGTGACAATATGTCACGGAATCAGGAGCAATTTTCATACCCTGATTGGTACTATTCTTTAATCCTTTTGGATTGTATAAGAAATAAGATGCAGCCCTTTGAGTTAATTGTGCATTAAGATCTAAACCTCTTAATTGCTCTGGTTTCTTTTCCTCATACTCAGTGACTTTACGAATCTTACGAGGGTCAATATATCTAAGGTCTATCAATCCACCTTTAGGGTTTTTAGGATCTATAACCTTATGATAAAAAAGTCTCCCATCAACATACCATCGACGGAAGATTTCGTATGACCTGTTTTCAAAATCAAGAAGACGGAGAATTTCATCAAACTCCTCACGTATTAACTTCTTAATTTTTTCAGATACTTTTAAATTTGATAATTCTACGGTGACTGGAACGTCATCAAAGTTACCACATATAGTCTCATTGACTACATCATCTACTGCACTATCACATTCTGGTTGCAAAACCATCTCTCTATAACGAGTGATGAGGTCATAATCATTACGTACAGTGCCATCAAGATCAATAGAATAGCCAAAGTATCCACCACCTGCAATAGGTTGTGAACCATCTAAACTATCCTTTTGAACAAAAGAAGGCCCCTTCGGAACCTTCTTTGCTCTCTCTAGTGAAAATCCAAAGAGCTGCGACATTATTAAAAACTTATTGTTCCTACCTTATTTAGGGAGTTTCCAAACTAGGCGTTTTTAACAATTGGAGTCCAGTACTGAGTCTGGAGTTCAACTGTAAACTCTTCAACCGCATCATTGTTACCGAAGTCTAAGTCTATTGCTGCAATAGAACTTGGGAATACATTGTAGAACTTATAAGACTTAAGAATATTTGGATTGTCATCAGTCTTGATATCACGTGATAACTGGTGTACTTCCATATCAGCGAAGTATCCAACTGCGTCATCTGTATCATTTAGTGCATTACCTGACTCAGTAGTCGAAGTATAGTTCTCGTTATATGCCTGTATTGCTGCTGCCCATGTTTCAAATGCTGTTCTTAACAAGAACTTACTATCATTCTGAATAGTAATTGTCCAAGGTTCAAAGGTTCTGTCTCCAGCAATCTTTAAAACTCGTCCTCTAAAAGGTACTTCGATAACACCAATTTGAGATGCTGGTAGGTTTGCTGCACGAATTGTGAAAGCACCTAGCTTTGATAATTCTGATGATCCTTGTATAATCCCTGTTGGGAATGCCAAGTCAACTTGGAATAGATTAGGTCTTGCGAAATCCGATGTAACAGCCGCCTTAAAACTGTCAAGTGATCCTCTGCTTGCCATGATAGTAAAATTCCTTGGTGGTTATTAAATCCTGTCCTTTATATTTAGTATAATGAATATTTTTAGACATAAAAAATAGCGGAGTTTCCTCCGCTATTTTGAATCCATCTCGAACTCAGGATTATTTATTGAGCAACTTCACTGAATGCAACACCAGTACGTGTAGCAACGAATGTTAGAGTAATGTAGTTGATTGTACGTGTTGGCTTCACGAAGATTTCTGCGTAAAACTCACCACGATCTATAGCCTCAGCTGGGTTGTTATCACCATCACACTTGATTAGGAAGTCGGTTACACCACGACGACCTTGAACATCACGCATGTAAGGTTCAACAATGTTGAGGAATAATGCTCTTTGTGACTCATCGTTTTGCTCGAAGAGTTGTGACTTAGCAGCACCAGAGATAACTCTCTCGATTGTAAGGAATAAACGACGAACGTTTATTCTATCGAATGCGGAAGCATATGATAGAGCAGTCTTATCACCATATAGAACTACACCCTGTCCTGGGAAGGAAACTATTGGGTTAATTCTGTTGGCATAAAGTGTATCTCTTTGTGTCTTGTTAGGTGTAAATGCAAGTTTGATTGCATTTCTTAGAACACCACGTTGGAAACCAGCTGGTGAGAACCAAGGTTCTGCAGTCTCAGTTGTTTGTAAACATAAACCAGCAACGTCACCGTTACATGGAACGTAACGATAAAGATCGTTGTACTTATCATAGATGTACTTATAACCTGAATCAAATACAACGTAAGAAGAACTTGGTAGTAGTTTGAAGAATCCTTCAATGTTCTCTGTTTGTTGTTGTGAAGAACTTACACCAACAACATTTGCTCTACGTGGAGAAACAAATAATAGGCAGTCACGACGCTCTTCAACAATACTTGTTAGAGCAGTTACTTTAGCCTTAGCAGTTCCATCATCAACACCAGAAGGACCAGTAAGAATGTAATCAACGGTCTGTGACTCTGGGTCAGAGATTAATTGATATGCACTCTCAACATCTGTACTTGATACACTGTACTCACCACTAGCAATAGAGTAGTTAGCACCATCAGTAAGTCTATAGTAGAATGTTGCGTTATTCTTAGAACCGATTGTGAAAGAACCACCTGGGAAATCAGTAGTACCAGCAGATGAACGTAGTAGGTTAAATTGACGACCTACACCAGTTAATCCCCAGTTACCATCTGAAGAAGTACCTGTTGCAGAGAACAGTCCAGTCTCATGGTTACCCCAGAAGATGTATTGTGAACGTTGCTTAATTACAGTCTTATAGTAGTTAGTCTCACCAACAGAAGTCTTAGCATCAGATGCTTTAGACATTCCAACGAAACGCTCAAGAACAGCACCAGCAGTTCCAGTTAGTCCACCATCAACATCAACTACAACAACGTGTAGTTCGTCACGGAATCCACCTTGACCAGCAATTGATTGTGAAGTTCCAGGACGTGGAGCAACATTAATCCACTTAACACCAGGAAGATACTCACGCTCGTTATACTCAACACGAACTGAAGTAATAGTTACGTTAGTAGAGTTTGTGTCAGCAACAACATCAGAACCAGCAAAATCAATGCTGTCCTTATTGAGTGCTACGTATAGTTGACGCTCAATACCACCTGTTGTGATAACAGCAGTATTAGTACCAGCAGTAATTGTTTGACCATCAGCGATGATACCAGTAACACCACCACTAGGAAGTCCTATTTCTAATTTTTTATTATTTGCATCCCAAGCAAGAACATCAACTGACTCTTGTGAACCACCAATATTAATTGTAGTAGTAGCACCAGGAGTGAATGTACCAACAACAGTATCAACAGTTAAAAGTATGCTGTACTTGAATACTTTACCACCAGCACCTGAAGTTGCAGAAAGTGCAGCATCAGCAACAAACTCATGCTCGTTACCTGAACCAGGAGCTGGTAGTACAGCAATCTGATCAGCACCAGAGTCTGTTATGAATATACCAATTGAATTACCTTTATGTCCTGGAGTTCTAGCTGCCCACTTCCAGTTATTATTTGAATCTTCATAAGATGCTTCGTAACCATCCTGATTTGCTATCAAAGGAGCAGTACCACTATCAACACCATTTTTTAATGCAGTTGAGTTAACCCTAATTGCTTTTAAAATACCACCGTAAGATAAAAACTGTGAAGCAGTATACCAATACTCATAGTTAGAATCATTTGGTTTACCAAACTTCTCTACAAGATCTCTTTCGGATGTTACTGTGACCACTTCCTCAACAGGTCCGAGTTCAAACGGTGCAGCTAATACACCCAAGTTTGCTGTTGATAAGCTGGTAATAGTTGTCAGGTCTCTCTCCTGTACTACTACACCTGGCGATAATTGATTGGCTGCCATGTTTATAAACTCCTAGAATATCCCGTGGACGGTTAACTAAGATTATTTATATTTTTGAATACTCACCTGAAGTCTAACATATGTTGCACATCACCATATTCCGCAAGTTCCCATCTTTCTCCTTGTGCATCTATTATATGGTCATCCTCTAAACCATCGCTAACAAATCCAAACGGAGCCATATCCTGTTCTATAGATTCTCTTTGGTCATCATATATTCTTTGTCTCACATCATTATCGTGCATCTCTTTAAAGTATTCTTGCATAGCCATCCATGCAAACATTACTAAACACATAGCAAGATCATCATGACATCCATCTTCCGCTTGAAATGAATTACCCTTTTGAATAAAGGTTGTTAATTCCGCAATCGTATCATAATCTTGTATGATTAATTTATCATCTTCTATTAATGCTTTAAGATTAGAACATCCAACCTGCTTTACAGCAGTTGACATCTTAACTCCTAACTGAGTCTTCTTACCTGAGAACCCCTGTCCTAATTGTTGTCCTGCTCTTCCTCTCATAGCAGCCATTAATAAATTCTCATATTCCAAATCAAACTGGATAATGTCTGCTACCTGTCCTCCAATATCATTTACCTCACATAAGATATACGCATTATTATAATTCTTAGCAACATCGACTATTATGTTAGGTAAAACTATAGGTTTAATTTCGTTGTTCTTATACCGTGCTACCATCTTATAAGGTAAAGTTGTTGTATCAATGACACAAAACGCAGAGTAATCCCCACCAATACCACGTGATACATCAACAGTAACAATATAATTACGATCTTCAATTGCTTGCTCATATACTGCTAAACCTCTATTTTGTCGAACAGGTTCTTCATAAGGCATAATCCTCAATTTACTTGCTGATATTAATGTGTCAACAGAACCTAAGAATTCACATTCAAACTCAACTTTGAATTGTGCTTCTGATGTATTTCTTATAGTTTGTTCTTTCCATACCTCATCTCTACCAGGTATTTGAGACCAATGAACTTCTGTAGGAATATATTCATTCGACTTACGTTCTGCATCATGCCACAACTTATAGAACATGTTCATTCCATGTGGAGTGGAGATGATAATTACTTTCGTTTTCTGACCAGAAGATATAGTAGGATATACGGAACTAAAGAATTGCTCTGCGATATGGTTCGGGACAAAGGCGAATTCGTCGAGAAATATAATGTTAAACGACATACCTCTAACAGCACTTGCTGATGTAGAAGCAGCCAAAATTTTACTCCCATTCTCTAACTCCAAACTACCTTTATTCCACCCTAGTATACCTTGTTGTAACCATTTTGGTAAGTTCTCATAAGATAATTGTAACCTACCTAACATCTCACGAGCAGTTGCTGCTTTGTTAGCAAGAATTGCTACGTTAACATTATCATTAAACAGTACATACCATAGTAGGTATGCAGTAACAATAGTAGATTTACCAGACTGACGAGGAAGTTTTGCTATATTAAATCTGTGATCATGGAACTTCTGTACCATGTCTTCCTGAAAGTCATACATGGTAAATGGTATGATACCTTCATCAAGAGAAACAATCTTAATATACTCTCGTATAAAGTGTACTGGATCTTGAGCACACTTTAAAAATTCTGCAATCTCCTTCTTAGAAAACTCCTGTTCTACATTTGCTTTCTTAAGATTGGGATTACCTAGATAAATTTCTTGTGTCTTGCTCATGTGTTTTCGTATTCCTCTGTTGGTATGTGCCAATCAGCGTATACACGTCTGCCTGTCATACCCTTTGAATCTATGTAGACTTGATCGAGACTAGACCAGTGTCCCAAACGTTCTCCTAATTTCACGTAAGACCTCAAAATCTTTCTGTTTAGTTCCACCATCATATTCCCAAGCATAACCTTCCTCAATCATTTGTTCATTTAGTGAAATAGTAGATTCGCCAACATAGAGCCAACCAAGAAGCCTACCATACTTCCCAACGCCACCCTTAAGTTCTGTTCTAATAGTGAGCTCATCATCTCCTTGAATAGTCTCAGTAAGTTTTTCTTTTAACCAATTAGTAGCATCTATTCCCAGTGCCTTCTCTTCCAAGTCTCTTGTTCTTTTCTCTGGCGTATCAACGCCTGCAACTCTAACTCTTTCTTTCTTGTATAGATCAAAACCGAGGTCAATAGTAACATCGATAGTGTCACCATCAAGAACCTTGTTTATTTTCGTCACTCGGAAGTTGTAACAACTCTTCCGTGACGGTGGTGTCATCGCTCCCATTTGGCCAAAACTCATCGTACTTAAATATGTAGTAGATTACTATACCTACTGCAACAAGTAAGATAGCAATCATTATATTAACTGAATGTACTACTTGACCCATACAAAAGTCTCATCATAGGCAGACATAAGATTATCTATATTATTTTTTTCTCTAAACTCAGCGACTGCCTCTCTAACCATTGGAGAGAAGTAATCATGTCCAGAAAATAATCCACCCTTCTTAACCTTTGGATACCACACTTCAAGATCTTGTACTGCTTGCTCCTTTGTTAGATAAGCATCTAAGAATATAAAATCCAATGATTCATCTTCAATCTTTTCAGCTGCAGCATTACTATCCATTTCTAAGAACCTAATCTTATCTTTAAGTTCTGGTGCAATATGATTCAAACGATGAAAACAATATAGTTTAACAAACTCTATATCCTTTTCATCAAATTGCATAGTAGGTAAATCTTTATTTGTAGTAGATGCATTCATATAATCATCAAATGGTTTATATGCATCAACACCGTATAGCGTTTTAATATTTGGACAATTAAAAAGCATGGTCAGAAAAGAATCTCCTCGTAAAACACCGAGTTCGAGACCTACTAAATCTGTACCATGCAAATTAATTACAGGAACCATAGACCTTATGTCGGCTCCTAATGCACCAGTATAATTATAATAAGGTTCGGCTTTTCTTCCATCTTCTCTAAGATGTTTTGGAAAACCAATTGGATACGAATCCGCAATATCTGTAGCAGCAGCTACATCAACCCAAGCCATAATTTAAAGTTTAATTATTTTTATTTATCTGCTATAAATTCTCCTCTTGTTCAGCCAATAATGTTAGGTCTGATGTTGGTAAGGCAACACATGTTAAAACAAAACCTTCTTCAAGTTGGTCATCATCTAAAAAGAATTGATCATCTTGATTAACAGTACCTTCTACTATCTTCATACAACATGAAGAACATGAACCTGCACGACAAGAATAAGGATGATCTAAACCAGCTTCTTCTAATGCATCTAATATAGGAGTCTCCTCATCACATTCAAAAGTACTAGTTTCACCATCTGGTGTCTGAAGAGTTATAGTGGCCATTTAATTTTAACAAAGCACTGTTATTTATTATACATATGCCTGTGCAGCAAGCCATGTTGCCATACCCAAAGATGTTCCCATGATGGTGAGTCGGCTCATCCACCACATTATTTCGTGTTTATTCATCGACCCATTGGGACTAATCCCATCAAGTAATCTAAACCTGTTTCGTTTGTACAAGAATCCACAAAAGAAGGATGCTCCCTTAAAAAAGGAACATCCTCTTGTGCATCTTTAATAGCTTCGTACGAGTCGTTTGCATACTCGCAAATATAGTGACGCTGTTGGTCAGTGTCGTGATACCCTACGGTATAGTGTGACTGGGGCATGATCTTTCAATCCCATATGTAATTGTATTTATTATAACATCTAAGTACAAATACGCAACGTGTGGGATTACTTATAATGATATGATGCCTTATTAGTCTTTCCTAATTTACCACTTCTCACCTTAGTACCTGAAGTCTCACCATCTCCTTTAGGGTGTTTACCTGCAGCAGATTTTCCTATGTTAATTGACTTACCAGGTTTCTTAGATTGGGTATCGTGCAACCTTGCTGGTTTCTTCTTATCTTTTGTAATGACTGATTCTTGACCGTGCTTTCTGCCAAGACGACGCATTGTTTTACCAAACCTACGTTTTGACATCTTATCAGGTTTAGAAGTTTGGTAAGAGACTTCTCTACCAGTACCTTCCTTTCCGTCATCACTCTTGTACTTGTATTCACCAACACCTTTCTTATAACCTATACCTTTCTTTTTCAGATCCTTCTCAAGACCTTTTCTCTTTTCACGATTCTTTTTCTCATCACTACCACGGTCAGCAGAGATGTTACCTGTAACCTTAGTCTTAGACTTAGTTAACATTCTGGTTGTTGGGTTGCCCTCAACTATGTTGATAAAATCTTTATAGTACATAACCTTTAATTGTGCTTCTTGTGCTAACTTATTTGCCGTAGCATACATGACTTCCTTGTCACGTTTCCCATATAGTTTCTTAAAGCGATGAGCACTTTTGTTCTTCATCCCTCTAACTATACGTTCTGCTTCTTGGTTAACGGCTGGCATCTTAGCCTCCGACTACTTGTACTTCTTCTACTATAACTGCACTAGTTGCTGCAGTAATTTTAACAGCACGTTGAATTTTTGCTTTTCTACCTGATGACCAAGTGTAAGTAGAAGTAGCAGATGAATCAATATCTGTACTCAACATACCTAAACCATTATCAGCAGTTATTTTTTTACCAGCAGTACCAGCAGATAAGAAAGCAGCATTGATAGCAGTATCTGTTCCATCATCAACTACTGCAATATAATCTCCTACAGCAAATGGATGATTACTAGATGTATCTTGAACGTGTTCACCAACATAATAATCGGTAGTTGCATCAGCAGTACCCTTTACGATATTTGCTGTACCTGGCTTACCACCTTTGATAAGAACAAATTCATTTTGTACTAGAGTTATTGCGGGTCCACCATTGAATGAAACTGTGGCAGCACCTGCTGTAGAACCAACTCTATAATATCCTGTTTGTACTGTTTGATATTCAGAAGCACCAGCAGCTACCGAATTAGTACTTAATACATTAAGAACTGTCATTGTCGTGTTATTTAGATTCCTCTTTATTTATATTCTTTAACATCTTTTGAAGCTCTGCAGTACTACCAACAAACATAGCATTAGTAACATTTGTCGGACCTCTCTTTTCTTCCTTATCCAATTCTTTCATCTTACCTTGGAGATCTATTAATTTATCTGTTACATCTCCGACTGCTTTAATTGTTGTTGCAGCAACTTCATAAGCACGAGGATGATCTGAAGCTCGTGCCACATCAAGTATACCATCTACTGCCTCCTGTCCTTTCATTACTAGATTATGTAGTTGAGCACGAGAAATCTCATAGTCCTGTTGTATATCAGGAGCCTCAGATTTCTTTGTGAGTGCTTTAGTTTCCTCTACATGCTTTTCAAGATCTGATGGTTCATCACCAAATGCTTTTGAAAGTCCATCAAAACTCATAATTAAATTGCCTCATCTTGACCACTAATAGGATTACGTTTCTTATTATCTGTGTATTCAGAATACAACTCACCAAATCCAAAGTCATCACTAGAATCTAGTAGTGCTGCATCATCTTCATCTATCTTCAGAATAGCTGAACCGTTTGCATGTCCAACAATCGTTGAACCATTCCATCCTCTACCGACATGTAAGGTACTACCAACAACTCTATTGACATGCATTACCTCAGTTCCAATCTGAATGTCATCTCCTTGTGCGAAAGCTGCTACACTAGCAACAGATATAATTCCATCATTGACATCCATTGCAGCAGTAAGAGTAGTAACTCCTACTCCATCCTGATCTGTTAATGCTTCAGGTGTAACTGTATATCTGCGTTCTCTTGGTGCTGTAGTTGTATTGACAGAACTGTAAGTATCTGTAATAGCCTTCTTGATAACCTTGCTGTCTGTAATAGGACCGTATAGATAAGTCTTTGCAGTAAATGTTAGAGTGTATATAATTGCTCTACGTTGTGCGAAATCTCCTTCGTAGTCATCCTCATAATCAATGTTCTGTAAAACTATAGGAACATCTTTTGTTTCTCCTATTGTTGTTTGTAATTTAACTGAGAGATTATAATGAGGTTGAAAGTACGGAAGAATCTGTTCAATGATCTGTAATCCGTCATCTTGATTTTTTGATATAATTGCTAATTCAAACCCAATATTATAAGGGACTGGCATGAAAGCATTCTTATTTTCATTTACGTCCTTTTTAAATTTAATCTTCTGTGTTGGTGATACCTTTCTAGTAGGATCATATCCTATACTATTAATTTCAAATGAAAGTCTAGGTAAAGTTATCTGAACCCTCTTATTAGTTGGGTCTGGATTTTGGTCTAACCTTGCTAAAAATTTTTGCTTTGGACCATATGCCAAAGGAACTTTCATCACTTCATCAGAGCGACGAATTTCTATGTTATTAAATAACGTTCCGAAAGCCACAATGGTCTTACGAAAAATTTCATTGTATGAATAAGTTCCTAACATTAGATTGATACATCAGTTGAGCTTCCGACTGTTCCGAATGGGTTTGCCTCGGAGAAGTCTATAATATCGTTATCAGCAGTCTCAAAGTCATTGTTTTGATCGTACTCGATATTTTTATTATCTATTGTATTATATGTAGCAGTTGTCCAAGATGCACTAGATGTACCCCCTGTAAGTGTTTCTGGTACAGAGAATGTACCAGAACGATTGATAACGATGAGAGTCCTAGAAGCACTATCCCAAGACTTAACCTCAGCCGTAACATTTGATGTCCCTCCAGTAACAGTTTCCCCAACAGTAAAGTCTCCACTTCCACCAGCTACAAGACCAACTGTAATAGCATTAGCAAAATTAGTCTCAATAGCATCAAGATCTGCAAGACCAGTATCAATCTCCTCGTCACTGTACTCGAAGAGCTCACACTGACATTCCCAAACATATCCTTTACCTAACTGATAGAAAGGACGTTCGACTTCTACAAACTTAATTTCAAATAAATGTTTTGTTATAGGGAACCAAATTAAATCCCCTTCGTTGGGTCTTCCTTCGACATTGAGTACAGTCGAGTCATCAACCTTTTCTTTAAATTTTTCACGGGAGAATATAAACGTTGTCTTATCCTCGATGCGGATTCCAAACTTCGTAAGAAGCTCGCCTTGTCCTTCCCATCCTTCAACATTATTGACATAGGCACGAATCGCTTTGGCACTTTCAAATTTGCCATCAGAGTCCTCTCCGAAGACGTTATCACGGTTGACAATAGTTCTCGGCACGTAGTAAATATCTTGCCCGTAAATTTCAATGCTTTCTACAACTAGGTTTTCCATAAACTTCTGCTCTTGAGCAGAACCATTAATGTTTAATCTAGCAGAATTAGTATAGTCAGACTGTACGTAATCCTGTGCTGGAGTATTTGAATATGCCATATTAACCTATTAAATCTATAGGTGGAAGTTCATAACGATCACGGAGTTCTTTCTCCATGTCCTGTTTAAACGTAGATGCATCTTCTAAGATTTGACGACCATTAAGTGTAACTCCACCTAACATTTGTATGCCATCATACTTACTTAAGTTGCGACCCCACTGCTGCTGGAAAAGTGCTTCCACATAATCTTTTAACCAGTTATCATTATACATTCCTGTATTTGTTTCTGGATCTTGACGCATTAAACAATCAACCATAATATAATCACCAGTAGTAATTTGGTCCCAATCCATATCAAGACTTAACTTACCACCATGTTCATTCCATCCAATTCTACGATTGGCTTGAGAATTGGTTACCCAATCTAAAGTTTCAAGATATTGGGAAGTCATATAATAATGTAATATCTGTCCATGAGTCATGGCATAGATATCATTTAAAAATATCTGATACTTAATATTAAATATATTACCAGGAACAATACTAGATGCACCAATGTTTGTGTAAACATGATTAATCCCTAGCATTCCAGGTGGTGTAGAAACATAGTTATTAACACCATACCAAGCAGTAGAACCTTGTTGAGTTTCTGATTTTGCAGCAGTTTTAATTGCATCAGTAACTTCAATTTTCATCCAAGATTTATAACTTCCGTTATAATGATACTCTTGATAGTAATCAATTGCTTCTTCCACTAAGTCATCTAACTGCTCAGTAGCAACGTTAATGTCTATCGTAGGATATCCTAACCTACGTAGAGCATAATCTTTTAATTCAGTTTTAGTAGCTGGTCTTGTAGCAGACATTTATCTTTAAGCGAATGATTGGATAGTCAAGTTAGTAACATCATTAGCACCAACGGTTTCTCCCTTCTTGAAGAATCCATCAACATTATCAACGGTGACTGAAGTAGCACCTAGAGCAGTGATAACTCCTGTTGAACCTGAAGTACCACCTGTAACGGTTGCACCCACTTCCATCGTTGCGATGTCAGATAGTGTGAAGGTTGCATTAACAAATACTGCAGCAGTGTTCAATGAAGAACTATTACCGTGGATGGCTGATACTGGAATTGTGCAACTGTTGCCATGTATAGCAGCGACTGAAGTCTGTGCATCATCATTACCACCTACAATACTTATAACTTCGGAGTTTGCATAACCAGAACCATCAGTGTTAACTGTAACAGCAGTAACATTTCCACTTGCATCAGCAGTAACGTTAAGTGTCAATCCAGTTCCTGAACCAGATGATGTTGTTGCAACGTTATTGAATGTACCCTCAGTCCATCCAGTACCAGCATTACTAATAGAACCAAGTGTATTAACACCAGTTGCATTTGCATTGACAATAGTAACTGTATCAGAAACAGCATAACCAGTACCATCATCATTAATGGTTACTCCAGTTACAGCACCGTTACCATCAACTGTGATATCTACTGTTGCAGATGTATTAGAACCTGTTGTTGCAATACCACTTCCAGCAGAATAACCTGTACCAGCAGTAGCAATAGAACCAAGAGTCTTAATACCAGTTGCGTTAGCGTTAGTAATAGTCAATGTCTCACCAATAGCATATCCAGAACCAGCATTATTAACAGAAACGTTAATGATTGCTCCACCAGATGCTGTAATGTTAAGTGTAGCACCTGTTCCTGAACCAGATGATGATGTAGCAACACCAGTTGCTGTAGTGTATCCAGTACCACCAGCCAATGTACCCAAGTTAAGAGCAGAAACACCACCTAGATTTGGGTTGGTTAATGTTAGTGTATCAGTTATTAGATAGTCACTACCAGCAGCATTAAGTGCAAGACCTGTAATAGCACCGTTTCCATCAACAGTAGTATTAACAGTTAATCCAGAACCAGTACCACCAGTTGTTGCTACACCAGATGCATTAGAGTATCCTCCAAGACCACTAGCAGTAATAGAACCAATAGTTGTAACAGAACCTGGTGTTGGATCTCCAGATAGATTCAATACTAATGTAGTTGAAGTTGCAAGGTTGTTAAGCATTGCACTAAGTTGTTCAAAAGCATTATCAAGTTTTGCTTGTACTCTTGCTTCTGTGTAATAAAGATTTGTACCTTCTGCAAGAGCAGCAGTATTATGATTATTAAGGTTGGTTGCCTGTGTTGCAGAACCAGCAGTACCAGATGTATCTTGGTTACCTGCTGTATTAACACCTGGAAGACTGATTGATGCAGTACCATCAAATGCAACTCCACCAATATTAACTGAAGCAGCTAAGGCAGTAGCAGTAGCAGCATTACCAGATGTATCCTGAGTACCACTAATGTTAACACCAGCAAGATCTATATTTGCTGAACCATCAAATGCAACTCCACCGATTGTCTTAGATGAATAGAATTTTGTTGCTGTATCAGCATTACCAATAAATGCACCACCAAAACTAGGTGCAGTTACTCTTCCGTTAGCAGCATTAAAGAGGAACGTAGACCTACTCTTAACTCCTAGATTACCAGTTGCATCAGTGGCAAACAGTACGTTGCAAGTTGTATCAGTCTGCTCATCAGCAACTGTAACTGTTGTTGCTATGTCTGCTGTACCTGTAAGGTCACCAGTAATAGCAGTTATGTTTGCAGCATCTGCATATATTCCTTGCCATCTAACTGAAGTAGTACCTAAGTCATATGTACTATCAGCAGCAGGATTTAAATCTTTAGCAGTAGAAGTTGCAGCAACTAAGTTACCAGTAACATCTCCTGTGAGTGATGCTGTAATTACATTAGCAGCAAAGTTACCAGAACCGTCACGTAGAACAAGGTTGTTTGATGCGTTAGTGGACGCTGAAGCGACGTTAATCGTTGTATCACCTGATACACCATCTGCGTTGGTAAGAGTGATTCCAGACGATGCTGTCGCCTGTAAAGTACGTTGTGCATATGTACCATTTCCTGTTCTTACAACATAACCAGTACCAGACTGTGCAGCAAGTGCAGATATATCTGTATCATTAAATGTTGTTGTTAGTGTAACAGCAGCAGAACCATCAATGGATACATTACCATCAACTACACCATCAAGTGTTAATACTCTAGCAGTTTTCCAAGCATCAGCAGAAGTTGCGTTACCTAAGAATCCAGCACCAGCACCAGCAGCACTAGCAGCAGTGATTTGATTAGCAGCAAAGTCTCCAGAAGAATCTCTGTTAACAACTGTGGATGCAGTGTTTGCACTTGCAGTTGTCATGTTATCTAAACGGTCAACGTTTAGGTTATTAACTTTTGTTGTAGATGTAATAACAAATGGAGCAGTACCATCAGCAACTTGGAAAGTACCTTGACCATCAACTGTTAGAGTACCGTCAATATTTACGTTGTTATCTACATCAAGAGCAGTACCAGCACCAGTAAGATTTAAAGAACCAGCTCTTAGAGCACCGTCTGTACCAGCATGTACTTCAGAAGTATTTGTTGCGTCTGTTAAAAATGCGAACTGGTTTGATGAGTTATCAAATCCAAAGAAACCAATCTTAGCAGAACTATCATAGTAACGGAACTCAACACCACGGTCTTTAGCATCATCACTTGAAGGTGCAGTGTCTCCACCAAGAGTTATGATAGGATCATCTAGAGTTGTTACTGTAGAATTAACAGTAGTGGTTGTACCATTAACAATTAAGTTACCACCAACAGTAAGGTCATTATGTAATGTTGCATCACCAGTAGAATTGGTTATCTTAAATGCATTTCTTCCATTACCTGCATCGTAAACTGTAAAGTCTCCACCAATCCAAGTCTTCTTCTGAACAGTTAAACCACCTTGAGATTTAAGAGCAGATGCTGTAGCATTTAATGTAGCTGCATCTTGAGTACTACTAACATTGAGTAAACCAGCAACATCAACACCACCATTAAAATCACACTCCTGAGTTACTATAAGATCTGCATAACATCTTACATCAGCACCAAAAGCAGTTTGCTTAGTAACACCAAGACCACCATCAAGTCTTACAGCACCATCCATGCTGAAGGAACCTGATATATCTTGTTGTGTAGTATTATCAAAGTTTGCTACTGGGTCAACACTAAATGAAGTACCAACTCCAAGTCCACCACTACAAGATGTATTTCCTGTTAACGTTGCATTCTTGTCATTCATATTGACATGGAAGGCAAGGTTTCCACTTGTATCATTAACTTGGAAATAGTCGTTAGTTAGATTACCACCAATTAATACACGACCTATAAACTCTGTAGTAGTTCTATTACCTACAGAACCTACAGTCAAGTCTCTCATTATGGTAGTGTCACCATAATCATAATCAACAGTAAAGCAATCTGAACCAAAACCATTCTTGATTTTGAATATCTTATTGTTATCTTGGAACGTTACATCATCACCAAAGGTTGCTGCACCATCAACATTAAGTGTAGTATCAAAGTCAGCAGCCAACTTAGTATTAAGTGTACCTTCAATAACTGTGTTACCACTAGTAGAAGCAACAGTAAACTTATCAGTAGTACCAGTACGAACAGCAAAGTCTGCATCAACATCAAGAGTACCATTAATTTCTGTATTACCAGCAACGTCAAGTGTACCTTGAATATCTGTATTACCTGTAGCACCTAGAACACTAAACTTAACTGTGTCTCCAGATGCTTTCTTACCAACGAATAGACCTTCACCAGATCCAGTACCACCAACGTGTAGTGTTGTATTAACACCAGCACCACCAAAGACTCTTAAGTTAGAAGTGTTATGGTTTGAATAACTTGGAGTGTATGCACCAACAGAACCAGCACGTAGTTTATATCTGACAGATAGGTAGTTTCTTAAACCGTAGTTCTCAGTTGCGTCTTCTTGCTGGTTAAAGTCACCGTTAAGATACAGGTCACCGTTGAACAATACATTCTTATCAAAGTATGCACCACCATCTACTCTTAATGCACCATAGTCACTATTTTGAATTGTATGTGGAGCACCAGATAGAATATCAGGATTGTCTGTAGACTCAAAATGTACTAGGTCAGCAACATTTAATTTACCTGCACTATCTGTATCACCATTATCTGTATCGATTGTAAACTTATCTACTGCAGCAGCAGTTTGAATCTTGAAGTACTTAGCATCAGCTTTAATAGTAGTGGCATCAGATACTGTTAAAGTACCAGCAATAGCAGTGTTACCAGATGCTGCTACAACATTAAACTTGTTAGAATTAATATTAAGGTTGTTAGTTATATCAACAACACCATAGAATGATGCATTACCAGTTGTTGATTGTAGTTCTACTCTAGTAGTTCCACTACCATTGTTTAATTGAAGTGTCTTAGATGCACCTTGAATAGTAACACTGTCATTAAAACGACCTGTACCGTGAGTAACAAAGTTTGTATCTATATCTACTGAACCACCGATATTAACATCATCACCTATACCAACACCACCAGCAACTACTAAGTCTCCAGTAGTATTTGAGGTTGAGTTAGTATTAGTTGTAAGACTTAAATTTCCAGCAATGAGTCCAGCATCTGTTCCAGAGAATACTTCTGAGGAATTTGTGGCATCGTAGAGGAATGAGAACGCTCCTGTATGGCCTCCAAGATCAGCGGCCGAATCGTCGTAACCAAAGAATCCAACTCTTGCTTGTGTGTCGTAATATCTGAATTCAACTCCTCTATCCTTGTTGTCATCTGAACCTGGAGCAGTATCACCGCCAAGAGTGATAATAGGATCATCCAACGTAGTAACGGTTGAATTAATTGTTGTAGTCGTTCCATCTACTTGTAAATCCCCCATTATCTGAACTTTACCACTGGTTGCTCTATCGTCACCAGGATCCAAGATCATAGTGGCAGCAGAGGAAGCAATATAATCTCCTTGGAAATATGTATCTTCTACTTGTACCTTACCGTTAGTTCCTTCTGAAGCAGTAATAGTAACCTTATCTTCAGCAGTTATAACAACATTACTAGCACCAGTACCAGCATTAGTTGCAAGAATACTTAAAGATCTAGCAGATGTTGAGTTCTGAGTTAACTGGAATGTTAAATTACCATCTCCAGTCTTATCTAAAGTTTGTGCAACCGCCCCATCGAGGGTAATGTCTGCATCACTAAAATAAAGTCTTGAGTTAATATCAACTTCTCCAGCACCACCATCACCAGTATTATTTGCCCCAAACAGTAGATTACCGCTTGTGTCATTAACCTTGATATAGTTAAGTTTGTTAAATCCTCTATATCCTGTAGTCGCAGTTAGTTCTTGATCTAAATCAAAATGCTCTACATCATTTCCATCAGCAAAGGATACTCTACTATTTTGTAATTGATCATTATCAATAGAACCAAGAGCCATTGTAACATGACCACCTGCAGTTACATCAAAATCTTCTTGATCGAATGAAGCAAGTCCTTTTTGTGGTGATGCTGCAGCACCAAGATGTCTCCATGATCCAGCATCACTTGTATCTGAATGAGTAGGAGCACCAGCACCAGCAGCAATTCCTGCTATTGCTTGATAAAGTTTTGTTGCGTTAGTGATTTGATCACCACGAACATAAGTCGTTCCTGCATTATATGCTGCTGCTGTTGTACCTTGTGTAGCAGTAGCAATAGGTACATTTGTCGCAGATGTTAAACGACCCCTATCATCAACTGAGAACTTAACTGCGTTTACAGTTTCAGTTCCAAAAGGTTCGCTATTACTACCAACACCAGATACTGACGTTAGTGATTCGGTGTTGTAATCTCCATTAACTACTGCAGTAGTTGCAAGATCTAAAGTGGGATTACCAGAAAGACCCCCACCATTGTTTACATTAATTTTACCAGCAGTTCCCGTAATTGTACGGGTTGCCATTGTGTTTGAAGCAGTTCTAGAAATAAAACCTGTAGTAGTAAGACCTGCTAAAGCAACTAAATCTAAATCATATGCTTGTGCAGATGAACCTTCTACAGTTCCATTTAAATTATAATCAGCAAGAGTTGTTGGGTTTGAAGCATTAGTAACTCTACCTTTAGCGTCAACAGTAACTTTTGTATATGTTCCACTACTAGTATCCGTATTATCGTGGTGAGGTAAACTAGATAATAGATCTAAAGCTGCTGAAATAGAAATATTTTCAGATCCATCAAAAATTTGAGAACCACTAACATCACCAATTAACTGTATCTGTCTAGAACTTGCTAATCTAGATGCTGTTGAAGCATTACCAATGATTGTAGCAGTAATAGTTGCAGCAGAAAAATTACCGTCATTATCTCTTTGTACTAGAGTATTTGCCGTGTTTGAGGTTGACTCGATTGGGCGTTCATATCTAAGGGTATTCCATGGGGTGACACCATCACCTATCTTAAAACGACCTGTATCAAGTTCGATACCAAGTTCGCCTTGAGCGAGGATAGGGTTAGAGTTTTGCCATTCTTGCCCATTACCACGTCTTAATTGAATTCTATTTGCCATTTTTTACGACAACTCTATGAGAACATGCTTCCAAGTTATTTATGCCATTAAAAAAGGAGACTAATGTCTCCTCTTTTTATTTGACATCAAAGAAGAATGTTTGTGTTAATCTACTTGTTTCTAGCGTGTTGCCAAAACCAGGCAGAATACTACTATGTTCCAACACTTTGCCACGATATAGAACCAGTCTGTTGTAAACATTACCTGCACCCATATCTATAACTGAACCATGATTGAACTCTTCAATTGATGTATTTGGGTCCATACCATGAGACATAAAATATTGGTAACAAATATCACGATCCAAATAGACAGCAGTTCCAGCATCATGATTAGGATTGGGAGTCAGAAATAATACTCCTGCCCACTCTCCTTGATCTTCTTCTGGACTATCTTTGTGAATCCAAGTTTCTGTTCCTTCTTGGCATGATTGGAACTTAAAACTAGCTTGTGTCCAATCCCATACTATCTCTCTTCCGAGAATAGTCTTTATTTTGGTCTCTACCTCTGTCTGATGATCACCAACCAAAGTTGCAGATGTTCTTACACCTGGTACAGATTCTTGAATCAAATCAAAATCTAAAGATAATGCATCACGCCTTACACTGTCTGGATCATCTAAAAAATTATCTATTATAATAAAATTAAGATCCATTCTTTTTATGTTGTAAGGTTATCAATTTCTGTAGATTCACTTGCTACATCATCAGCAGGAATATCTGAACCAGTTGGAGGATTGTCCTGATAATATTCTAATGCCTCAATAGCACCTTGTAGTTTCAAAGCAACTACTTCATTTTGTTTAATCTTTTCTGACAACTGCTTATTTTCTTCAATTGCCGCATTAAAACGATCCCTAAACTGTTGAAGCATCGTTTCTTGGGACACCTTTTCTACAGGTGCTGGTACATCATCTGTCATTTTTTGTCTTGGACTAACGTTAGTAAAAGTGATTTGATTTCACTCATCTCTGATTTTAACTCAGAAACTTCATTTTGTAAAGCTCGCTTTTCTGCTGCTTCCTTTTGCCTCTTATTGTAAGATGCCATATATTTATCATATTCATCTTGGTTATCTTTTACAATAGCAGTAGAGGATACATCTCTGTAAAGACCATCCTTTCCCTCCACGGGAATCAACTCTGGCAAATCATCTTTAATCGAAGTCATGGATATTCTCCGATCCTCCTACAGAAAATGGATTGTATTTTGATCTTGCCATCCTATACATCTTTTCATGTATAGTCACAATCTCTTCAGCATCCTTCTCAAACTCAGGAGTTGATTCATGTCGTGAAGCATAAGTATCGGTTTCAAACCAATCATCTGCTATCTCTTCTTCTGGTCTTGGATTTTCTTCTAATTCAATCATTTTTTCAGGGGGTGCGTATCTATTAGTGCCATTAGCAATTGGCATAGAATCATGTGGATGTGGTTTATTATCCTCTATCATTATGTTGCAAGTGCGATAGCACGTAAATCGGCAATTAAAGGAACTCTTGCTTGGTTAGAAGATCTTAGAACTATCTTAAGTTGGAATGCATTAAAGTTTAAACCACTTACTTCGTAGTAATAATCCTTCCAAAGAATTTCTTCACTAGGAGAATCATCATACTGAAGAGGTTTATCCATTTGTGTCCAACCGATAGAATCGATATCATCACCAGTTCCAGTGCTAAATGCTCTGTAGTAAATTCTAACATCTGCCTCTGGTGGACGAGACATTTGGAAATCAACTCTAATTGATCTAGACTCTCTAATTAAACGAGCAAGTCTTGTAATATATACACAATCATTTTGATCGCCTAATGGTAGAACAGAAACATCTTGTGATGTATCAATTGCACTTTGCTGACCGTATGGAGAAGTACCACCTGGCCAAGCATTGATTCTATTAGATGTTGTAATCAACGAACATCTATCTAAGTCAACAACAGGAGAAAGTGTTGATTTTGTGGTAGACAAATCAATGAGCATAGTCAATGATTTTTGACCATCTAATTTAGCATTCTCATTAACTTCCGAACAAACCATCTTAGGATCTGGGAAGAAGTTTAGATCGTTCAATGTTACTGCTTCATAAGTACCATCATTAACAAAGGATGATTGATCAACAACAGCACTTCCATTACCAATAGATGTTGCTGTAGTTGTATTAATTCTAGCAGTAATATCTGTTTCAGGCAAATTCATTACAGAAATAGTAGGAGTTAGAGTCTCAAACTGTGTATTCTGAGAAGCATAAATCATATTTCCACCAGCACGAATACCATTGTTTGCTACACCATTAAGATGAAGCATATAAGTATCCAACCAAGGACAAGATATACTTGTATGAGTCTTATTAATATCGATTAGAGGAATACCATCAAGATTATAACATTCAACAATTGCTCCAGATGCATGTGTTGTATCAGTAGTTCCGTTAGTACCCCTACCAGAGGTAGAAACAGTAATGGTTTTACCATCACTAGAAATAGCATTGTATGTTATAATCTCATCATTAATCTTAACGTATCCTGGATTTGCATTAGTAATCGCAGCACCATTTACAACTTGATGGAATAAACTTGCGTTCTCCACAGTGATTGATGTTGCCGCTGCTGCTGTGGGTCAT